ATGATCGACATTTATGCGGGTAAAACTGCAGCAAAAATAATAAACGAACAAGGTTTTAAACCCGAGCTTTTTACCTCGTTTTTAGGGGCAAGTGGTGGCCCTAAATGGTTTACCTTATATGGTTTAGACAAATATATATTTGGCGAATTTTTTAAACATCGCACCCAACCGCTTAATTTAATTGGCTCATCGGCAGGGGCTTTTCGTTCAGCCTGTTTTGCACAAAACGATCCAGTTGCAGCCATTAAGCGGTTAGCAAAATCGTATTCACAAACCCGATATTCTAGTAATAAACCAACGCCCGCTGAAATTACACTAAAAGCCCGCGCATTATTAGATGATGTTTTTGGTGATGATGGCGTTACTGAAATTATAAATAATCCTGTTTTTAAAGCGCATTTTATTGTCGCAAAATCTAACGGGTTTATTGCCAGCGAACATAAATTAATACAGCTTCTGGGTTTATCAAAAAGTTATATGCTTAACAGAATTAATCGAAAATTATTAGGCTCGCAATATGAGCGTTTTATTTTTGGCGCGCCCAATAGTGATTTAAGTATTACTGACAGCTACAATTTTAAAACCAAAAATATCGCACTCACACAAACAAATTTAAAAGATGCCTTACTTGCATCGGGCTCTATACCACTAGTAATGCAAGGTATAAAAAATATTGCCGGTTCGCCACCAGGGATTTACCGCGATGGCGGCATTATTGATTACCACTTTGATTTAAAAATTAATAACCCTGGCTTAATTTTATATCCACATTTTAATTCAGATCCAAAAGCAGGGTGGTTCGATAAAAATTTAAAACGAAAAGTGTCGCCACAAAATTACGATAACGTAGTAATGATCACTCCATCAAAAGAATTTATCGCAGGTTTACCTTACGGAAAAATCCCAGACAGAAACGACTTTACTGATCTTGATGCAGACACGCGTATTAAATATTGGAACACCGTGTTTAGTGAAACAGAGAAATTAGCTGAAGCGTTTGACTTAGAATTGAATAATAATTTTCTCTCTACTTTATTCAACTATTAATATTTGTGTTCGATGTATTTCATTTTATTCTTATATTTATTAAGGTTTTCAATATATGTTAAGTAATCTCTGAAGTCGGAATTGAAATTCCCAAGTGCATAGTGAGGGTCTGATTCAACATCATTTTTATTATAAAGTTCAAATTTATAGAGAGTTACAGACTTATGAGCAAGATGCACTAAAGACACTAATTCAGAGCTTAACAAAGGGAGTATCGGAGTTAACTGATCAAGATGAAATTTTACTCTAGCTAACTTAAAATCAAAAAATTCATACCAACTTGCTTGTTCATTAAAGATGTTATAAGGGGCAGGTTCACTTATATTCGAAAGTTTACTATTCAACTTTGTTATATGTAATTCAGATAACCTATCACTTTCATTTAAATTTAATCCTTTTTTAATGTATCTGATTAAGCTATCGTTTTCAGATATTGCATAATGAAGGTGTTTATAAGCAATATTATGCATTGTAATATCAGTATCTACTTGTTTAATATGAACTATTAAAAAATAAAACACTGAACTAGAGAAAGGCTAAGCAAAGTTTATTATATACATTTTCAAAAGTCTGCCCCCAACTAATAAATAGAGGAATACTTTCTGAATAGATATCAATAGTAAAAATTGAAATTATAGAAATAAGAATACCAAAATATATTTTTTTATTAAGTAAAATAAAATACTTCATGCTTTTTTTTAGTAAAACGTATAATGGAAATACTATCTATTAAAAACATCTATAAATCAATTAAATATTAGATTGATAGCTAGGAATTATAATCCTGAAATATAAATAAAATGTATAGTTTCTTCTCATTAAATAGCTTAACATCCCATAAATTACGGTACGTAATATATAAGAAAAGGGCGAAAAGCCCTTTTTTATTAACGCCTTATGGCTGCTGTCAGTTTTGACAGTTTGACTCTAGTGATACATAGGGTCACAAGCCTTAACATATCTTATTTCATTTTCTTTTGTCCGATTATCTAGATATAAATCGGTAAAATAATTACAAATATCAAGCTTTTCCTTAAACTCTTCTTTCGTATATTTAGAGCGTAATTCACGCATATATTTATCGGCTTTATTTTGATTAGACTCAATCTGTAATTTTTTCTGACGTTCCATAGCAAGTTTAAGCTGCTGTTCAAATGTTAGGACTTTGGACTCTTTAACTTTTTGATGTTCTTTAATATTACTTATATGATTTTGAAGTTTGTTGTATTCGTAGGCTTCTTTAGCAAACCAAAGAGTAGCACCAGCAACGACAATAACGAGGTATAGTTTAAGATCGTTGAAGTTCATATTTAGTCAATTAAATAGAAATAAGTATGAATATAATAACAGGGCTATTGAAAATATTATAGGTACGTAAAAACCATAAGTTATGGTACATAACATTAAAGAAAAGCCCTTTTTAATCTAGAGGGTTTAATTTACTTTTAGGTTAATTTAGTTTAAAAAGAAAAATTACTAAGAGAGGATAAGTTAGCTAGATTCGTTTTATAAAAATGAATGAAAAAAAAACCGCCAAAGGCGGTTTCTATTTTAAGTTGATGCAATGAATGTAGATTTCATCCGAGCGAGCAACTCAGCCTGTTTATTAGTAACAGTTACTTCATGAGGACTAACAGAGTATTGGCCGATCTGATGTAGCTGTTTTATTTCCAAGCTAGCATCTACAGGACTAGCGCAAATAGCTCCATTTGCTTTTGCTTTCTTGTCCATATCATCCATAATCTGCACTTGTTTAGCTAAAGCTGTACGACTTGCATTTTTACTCATGTTAATTTTCCCTCCAGTAAATATATCTCCGCCTTTATTCTGACAAGCCCAAAAAACCTTGTTAGCTTCTTCTGGCGTGAGCATACTTGATTCTACTTTAGATGCTAACTCTAACACACCTTCTTTTTTTAATCCTGATAAATTTGCATTAATAATATGCCGAATAGGAATTTGGGCGCTAGAATTTCGCCGATTTTTTTTATACTGCTTGCTATATTTCCCAGATCCAATCGCAAAAAAATCTTTATCAATTAAAGGATCCTTAGAAATCCTAAATATCTCATTAGGCTCTGAAGTGTTTGGATTCTGAGGCGAATAGCCAAAAAGCCTTAATTCATCGGAATCATATCTTATAATAAAAAACTGAACTTTTTTTTCTTTAGCAAAAATAACTAAAGTGTCTAGAAGTGATATTGACTCATCTTTAGTTGAATAGTTTTGTAAAAACATCTTGAACATTACATTTGCACCAGCAAAACCGTACATTGCATCATCAATTGTAATAGTTTTCAGATAATCATTCGAATCAAACCATCTATTAGGTATATTACTTGTATTATCTATCCACGATACACGACTATCACTAGCCATTTGAGCCATTTTTTTATTTTTTCTGAAAATCGTAGTAGTCAAAAATTACATCCATTTAAATCTAAAAGTTATTCATAATATTGTTTCATTATGGATGAAAAACGTGAAAATTACTAGCTTCCAGTTCTTTCTGATATTTCCCCAATTATATCTAAAAGTTGGTTTTGTAGGTCTGATAAATATAGATCTTGTGTCTTATTTTGTTCTTTAAGTGTTTTGTACATGCTTTCGTTTTCCTTTGCTGACAATTTATATCGGTGTACGAGTTGAAGAACGGTCGGTTTAACTTTCCCCCCAAGGCGTAGATATAAGATTGTCATGATAGGAGATTGGGCTAGTAGAAGGAGATAGGTTGAGTGAGTAATTAAAATTAGCTTATAAATTACGGTACTTAATATTAAATAAAAGGGCGTAAAGCCCTTTTATTAATAGCTTAAGTTAATTTTTAAAATCGCAAAATATTTTTAAATTTGTAGCAGCTTAAAATCTTTCTTTTTAGATGATTAATCATGATGTAAATATAGTCATTTTACTGTAAAAATAATACATAACACCGGCAACTCCAAAATAGGCTGACCTGCATGCCATATTTACAAAAACATAAAACCAAGAAGTTTCATTGAATCGATAAGCAATTTTCAAAGATGATTTGCTAGAGCTATAATGCAAATAAACAAAAAAGCTATTACCTATCAATGATATAAAAAAACATATGGTAGCAAACGAGAGGGCATCGCTATTGTTGATAATGTGAATTTTATCAATCATAGTGTAAAAATATGCTAGAGAGATCGTAGCAAGACCTGAATGTAGAAATTTAAAATATTCAGCTGTTTGTTTATGTTTTTTGTAATCCATTTAACTTCCTGTCCTTTCAGATATTTCACCAATAATATTAAGTAATTGGTCTTGTAAGTCAGATAAATAATTATCCTGTGTTTTATGATTTTCCTTAAGGGTTTTGTACATAGACTCTGATTTTCTAGCCGACCACTTATAACGATGAACCAACTGAACATCAGAGGGTTTAACTTCGCCCCAAGGTGTACTCATTGTATGATCATCTACAGAAATTTTACAGTCAGCCCATGCTCCAGTAGCAGGTAAATAACCTCGATAAATAATAGCTGTTAGTTTTTCTACTGGGAGACTGGCTTTACCTGATTTCACATAGCGCCTTACTTGCCTTTCACTCACGCCCAGTTCTTTGGCACCTTTTGCATAGTCATAGCCAAATAAAGACAAAAACTGTTTGTGAAATTCTGATTTAAACATTGTGATTTCTACTCCTTTTTAAAAAATCACGATGCAAAATCGGCATAGGTGTTAATTTTCGCTCCCCCCCTATTAGTATATGGGGGGAGGGGTGTTTTTCTTGGCATCATCATTACTCGAAATTCCGTATTGGTTTATCAAGGGCGCAAGCGCGGGTACTGAGAGACTAAATAGCTGGTTAGCGCTTCGCTTGGATTCGGCCAGCATACATTTAAGGAATAATAACATTGGCGTGTGGCCTTTCATGAAACAAGGTTTCATAGGTTCGTACGAACATACAAAGCTGGTTCGTAATAATTAGCGTAATTTATTACGTAATATTAAAAAATTACGTAATAAGTTACGTACCTGATAATCAAGCCGCTACGCTCAGGCTTCGCTTGGCGGCTTGATTTTATCTGTTTATAAAGATGAAAATAAAGAAGTTGATTCTAAATCGTCATTTTCTGGCTTTGGTTGTTCATAAGGGTTTGGGCTACATAATGCACGATAAGCAATAGCACTATTTTTTATAAGCACGTTGCAAGGGCTAAAATATTGAATACTAAAACCCATGCTAGCGAGTTCGTAAGAATCAATACTAAATGCTCCGTACTTATCCGTTATAAATTCAAATATAAATTCTCGATGTGTTCTATCCGGCCGCTTTACTTCTTGAATACCAGTAACAAAAATATCAGTTGCGCCATAAGGTAATTTTACAAAACTAGGATTAGCATTATGTATCTGAATATCAGCATTAGAACTAGTAGCACTAATATTTTTTTTAACACTAACCACGTTTTCTGTAGTGGAGTTTTCAAGGCTTTTAGTATCGCTTTCAGAACTGGTGAAATACCATAACCAATAAAATATGCAAAGAGCGAACATAGTAATTGGAAAGGCAAAAACAGGATTGAGTAAGAGATTTTTACCTTGTCCTTTTGTAATACCGCCCGTGGCTGTTGACTTGTAACACTTGTGTACTTCGACTGGGATTTTTTTCCAGACGACCGTGTTCCCTTTGGTTGGGGCTTTTCCGTCAAGTTTTGGGTTGTGCTCAAAGATTCGCGGTCTTCTATTGTAGTAAGGGACTGAGGCGAGTCCGTCAAAATACTTGTGTGAATAGGCGTATTGGCTAACGTTTCTGATGTACTTATGGACGCTGGTAATATCGGGGGTACAGACGATAATGTCCCAGTTGTATTTTCGGTGACGCATGTAACACTCTTTGAGTGTTTTGGGATAAATAATGTGGCCATGTTCGTTAAATAACTCCTTTCCTAAATCGTCAGTGTCGCCACTTGTTAAGTTTTCAGGTTTAAACTTTTCAAGCTGTTGATAATGGTATTTATACCAGTGCTCGGGTATCAAATTCTTATAATTATCTATGTGCTTATAATTACAGGATTCAGGTTTAAAAGTAGATTCAGTTGGGTAAACATCTTGCACTTCATCGATTAAAACGAGTGCGCCAGTAGGCATCCAGTGATACCAATTGCGCCAAAGATTCTGGCCGTCTTCATTTTGTGACGATAAGCGCCAAAGTTGAGCTGTTTCAGGAAAGGTTTCTTGTAGCTCAGTTTCGATTTCATCGAGCGGTAAAATACCCTCTATATTCGTAACAACCAAACGGCCTTTTCTCAAAGCTGGAAGAACTTCAAACCAAGTAGCGCTGGCAGATTTGAAAGAACCTGGCGCACCGTGAAATATTGAACTAGCCATTATAAAAACCTCAATACATAGCGAGCTATAAAAGCTTGAGCAATAATATTCAACGCATCAAAAAAACGTAAATCAACAAGAGCCGCTTTTACGTCTTGGGGTAATGCATTTGCAGTACTGGCAATTTTTGAACCGATTTGGAAGCTTTCTAAAATCTCTTTTGATATTGACCATGCAAGCTTCATTGATTCAATTTGAGCATTTATTTTAAATAAAACAACTTGCTTAATTATGTATGCAAGCGCTCTTTCAAAAAATTCTGGAACATCTTTGTCGAAAAAGTCCCATATATCATTAATAAAATTACTTGCTACAGTTGCCGCACCCTGAACACCAGATGCTTGTTCGGCATGCACTCCAAAAACCAACAAAGGTAAAAAAATAAAAGTTATGTATACAATTTTTTTTATCATTCTTTATTGCCCCCAAGCATAATAAACAAAGCTGCGACAGTTGCTACAAAGATTAAAGCTGGCGCAATTATTTGAAAGAAACCCGAAAATCTACCCACACCCAAATCAACCTCAGCACCTTTTATGGTTTCTTTATGCTCAGTATATGAACCAGATATATTTGTATTTATGTCAAAAATTGCTTTTGATTCTAATTTGATTTTTTCAATATAGTCGGCTAGTTCTGTTTTTTTATCTTCAATTTCTTGTTCAACTTGTGCCAAGTCGTCACCTGTAAAAATATCATTTAAGCCACCTTGCTTGCGGTTAGCATTAAAGTTAAATTCTTTTGGTTTAGTGTTTTCTGCTATTTCAGTTAATGCACCATTATTGATATTTGAACCGCCGCCTGACACTGGTTTACCCTTAATTGCACTTAATAGCTCATTAGAGTTTTGTATTTCTAAAGCAATACGATCTAAACGCTCATCATTTGATTCAGAAGAAGCAGATTGATTTTGATTAAGTACGTCTAAATTTTCGTTAATTTTATTTATAGCGTCTAGTTCGTTTGCTTCAGGTTCTGGGTCAGTTGGGTCAGGGTCAGGTTTTGGCTCTGGGTCAGGTGTTGGGTCTGGGTCTGGACTTGGGTCAATATCAGGGGTACATGAAACAGGTTCAGCAGAACCATAAGAAGCGGGTATATAATAGCCACCATTTTCATCTGTTTGAATTGCACATTGACGACCATTTTGAGCTGGAAAACATACAGATGTTTGACCGCCACCACTACCAAAAACAAAAGGGTCATTATCAGTTGGTGCTGGGCAATCTGGATCTAATTCTGGTTCTGGCTCTACTAATAATTTAGCACACATAAATGTGGGTGCTAGAGGGTCAGCTGGTGCAGGTTCTATGGTGACTGAGTTTTCATGCTCTGGAAAACCTTCAGGAGGACAATACCAACTTTTTCTTTCATATTGATTTGACCAAGATATAGGGTTACCCCTAAATCTTTCTTCGGCACACCAACCACCAGAGCAATATGGATTTTTTCTAATTCCATAATAATGAAGTTGTGGTGGATTTCTATCGCTATTTGAAATGTTGGCACATTCTGAACGTGTATACTTTTTATCACTTGTATCAGCTGGCATAGTAGATACAGATTTATAAGCATTACACGCTACTAAATAAGCTGCTGTTATTGTGCTAGCACAACCCTCATTACCATAAGCTGAAATACAGATTTCCATACCATCACTTTTTGGTTGCTTCAAATCGTTCATATCATAAAGATTATCTAGCACATCAGCAGAAACAAAAAAAGCGCTCGTAAGCGCCAATAAAAATATTAGTATTCGCATGAGAGCGCCTTTATAAAAAGGGCGGTTTTACCCGCCATTGCTAACTGGTTCTTACACCACTTGAAAAGCCTTCGACAAAGCACCACACAAGAAAACATGCAAGACCAATTGAGGTAACCATGTTACTTGCGTAACCAAGAAACAATCATACCAACACAAAAACCAGCGGCAGATACAGTAATTACACCTGTGATAATTAATGTATAGTTTGACGAACCATCAGTAACAGCTTGATTAATTGATTCTGAATGGTCAACGGCAAATGCTGAGCTAGAAGCAATGATTGAACTTAGTAAAAGACCAGCTTTAGCTTTTTTTGATACTAAGAACTTTTTAACATCTTTCATTTTGATATCCCTGTAGTTATGTTTTACCCATTAATCGGACAATACGGCCGATACAATGAGCTGATATAAAAGCGACTAGAGCCGCCGTGTTAATTAACCCAAAAGTGGGCAAGTCAAAAGCAAACAATTCATTAAGAACAGTTGCTAATCCGTGTTGCTGAATTTGTTCAAACTCAGCGTGTGTAACAATCACAAAATCACAAACACCATTAACAACTTTTAATGTTTGGTCTGGTTGGATAGCAACACATTGAGCCATTACTATTTAACCAGTTGAACATCAGCAACGATGTTTCGAGACATGTTTCGGGCATCTGGTTGAAGTGTTAAATCAACTTCGCAAATACCATGTTCATCTGTTATGGCTTTGAATTTATTATATAAAGTTTGGTCTTCCATCATTTCTACACTTTTAGGTTCAAAGCCACATTTTTGAATATTGTGGTCACCCTGAATGTAGTCCTGCTCTGGTACTAAGTAAGAGATAGAAGAAAAAGAATAAGGTTTTGCTGCACCTGATTTACTAGATACACCACGACCCATAGCCGCTGATAATAAAATTACTTTCATGTTGTTAACTCCATTTGGTTGGGTGGGGTAATACAGGCCTTGTTAATAGAGTCGGGTATATCCCAAGGGTTTAGGCCTTTAGTTAAACGATTAATAATCTCATCACTTGATAGTTCTTGAATGTGATGAAGATAATTTATGAATTTGCTGTAAGACTGAACACAGTAACGTTCTAAACGCTCAGCAACTAAAACGCCGTTGTGTTTTCTTTGTCTGCTTGTAGTTCTGATTTCAAGACGTTCAGAAGTAATAAAAGCAAAAGCGGGATAGGCAGCAGCAAAAACAGCATCGGTATTGAGAAGTGCATCCAAGGAGATAACACGGTCAATACTCCTAAGCTCAAGCTCAGCCCGAACCCAATTAGGCTGAGATTCGCTTTCCATTTGTTTGCCTTTTTCATACATACGCGCCATTTTTCCATTTTTGCGACTTCCTACATAAAGTGTGTTTCCGCCATTGGCCACACAGTCATAGCGTTTTTGCCAACCGTGTTTTTTCTTGAATTCGGCTTGTTGTTGGTCAGATAATTTTTGAAGTTCGCCAGTTTGAACAAATGAGAAAGAGGGCGCTTGATTGGTTTTACAAAATCCGCCTTGTTCTAAATTTTGAAAGTAATCTTGTACGGTTCTATTGCCTTCGTAATCATCGTAAGCAATATCTAAGCGAGTGATTTTTACATTAGGCATTTTTTTTAGCATGCTATGTAATTTAGGAATATCAAGACCAGCACAACCGGTGCCAGTAAATGAAATCATTACACCGCCATTGTTAGCGCCCCAAGCAATAACGCCAGAGTTAACATCATGACGATAAAGCGTTGCTGATTTTTCATAAGTGAACATACCGCCCGAATTATCACGGTAAGACCAGCTTAAAGTGTCACTTGTTAAACGGTCAGCAGCAGTTGCTACTTCAGTATTTAGTAGGTGCATAAATTTTGAAATATCACCCTCTATCAACGATGTAAGTGTTTTATAACGCTTTGTTTTTCTTACTACATTTTTAAGAAAGTGTTTTCTTTCATCTTCTGGGATTTCATTAATAGACTTATATTTACGGTATTTTGAAGAGCCAGCAAGGTTACTTTCAAATAGTTCGTTGTAGTAATAATCAGAGTTGAAAATGACGGATTCACTTACATCAACCTCTAAATCATCAGTTGCAACAGAGTTTTTTAGGTCAAAATTTGATTGATTTGCATCAGCAGCAAAGTCGTCTGTTGCATTATTTTCGAACAGTTCAGCGCATAACATAGCGTTATAAGCTTCTTTATATGAAGAAAAATCCCCGTTACCAAAGGCTAATTTTGCATCAAAACGGCAACGGGCAACTTCGTTAGGAGAGAAAACGATAGTTAAGTAATCGATTTTTGTTAAGTTTTTTACTGGGTTTTTAGAATTCTGGTTCATAGTCGAACACCCCAGAATCAAAAAGTTCTTGCCAGTTATTATCATCTACATCAATTATTTCAAACTGTTCACCGTTACAGTAGTCAATGCAAAAAGCCATTGCTTCAGAACGTGAAGAATACATAAGCGGGTGTTCAATTTTATTGAAACCTAATGCGTATTCATCTGTGCCTTGAATGTATTGAAGATAGAATTTCAACTATTAATTCCTTGTTTAAATGGCATTCTGTCAATGCTGACAGAGTTTAGGGTGTTGATATCTGCTCTGTCAAGTGTGACAGAATAAGTTTTTAAGCAATAGTTGAATTAAAAAGGTAAAATAAACACATCTGAATTAGAGCAGGATATTGTTTTGATTAAATATTTATTGAAAAAGTTTGGGTATGAAAAAATATCTAGTATTTGTAATTTCTTACCCGAGAATAAGCATTTGATTGAACATCAACAGATACTAAATCAAGTTATTTCTGAAAAAGTTAAGTGTAGAGATTTAAAACAAGCAGAAGCGTTAAACCGTTTAAAAGACACTATTGATGATATTTTTTTACTGGAAGGTTTTTTAAATGACGGAGATAAACTGGAGCACTTTTTAGAATCGAAGAATCATAAAGAATTAACTAAAGCAGATAAAATTCATAATGAACTAGATAAACCAAAGCCTAGAAGTAGTTTTGTAAGAAATGAAAAACAAAATCAGGAATACGTGGTTAAACAGAAGAATAAAAACTAAAATATAAATAACGGAGGATTCAAAATGACTTTTAGTGCTGAATTTTTAGAAAAGTACAAAACTTTTAAGAAAATAGATAAATATACTGATTTAGCTATTTTTTTTCCTGAGTTAAATTCAGGAAATATAGCCAACATAAAAAGTGGTAAACGATCTCTTACAGCCAATCAAGTTATTGCAATGGCTGAAGAAATGAAACTTGATTGGAAAGAGGCTTTAATTAGTTTATCTATAGAAAAGACTAAAGACAAAGAATTAAAGAGCCGCTGGTCAGAAATAAAAAAGAAAATAACTGCGGCATGTGTGGCGGTAGCAATGACAATTGCGAGTGCAGCAGTTATGACTAATACAGTCCCGCCTTTGCGGTATTGCTCATAG